AGAAGATTATATAATTCAATACTTATTAGGCGAACTAGACAAATTTTTGTAATATTCTTTCATGCGAAATTGTAATTTACTAACAAACTGATTTGGAGAAGGTTTCCTAGGGTCAAATCTATTACGTTTCAAACAATATTCCTGCATAATATCATCTAAAACTGATTTTTTAGATGGCGAAAAAGAAGGCAATTCAGATCTTCTACCAAAAGTTTTTACACTTTCCATTTATATTACAAATATAGAAAATAAAATTGATTTAAATCCAATTTAAAGAATTATGTTATATAACATGTCTCTAGATGAAGAATGGTTAAATTTTCAAACATCCACGACTACTCAAAACGTCCAACATATTGTAAAATCTCAAATTACAAAAAAAGAAATGCCTAAATGTAGTGATATTTATATTTCTACTCAAACAAAAATCGCCTACTTAAACCAACCAATAAAATTAAATACTGTATTTTGGAAATTAAAAGTCATGGAATACCATTTACCTCAAAACGGTGTTATAAAAAAAAGTATAAAGATTAATTGTCACACACCAGAAGAGGTGTTAGAACTAGAAAAAAATATAGAAAAAGAACAATTTATAAATGTTACTATTTTATCACAAGTGGATAACCCGAATGCTAGGAAAAATAAATTTAAAGATATAAGAAAGATTGACATCGGTATTAATAAAAAAGACCTTACTAGCTATAGAAAAAAAAAGAAGGGTGCCTTCTATAACTGTTTTGCTATTATAATGAGAATTCTTTTCCAAGGTGAATATAAGGAAGTTCATGTTAAAATTTTCAATACAGGTAAATTAGAAATTCCAGGAATTCAATACGATGAGCTTTTGACAGTTACACTAGAAAATTTAGTAGAAATTTTAAAACCTCTAACAAATAAAAAAATAGATTATGACAAAGAAGACATACAAACAGTTCTTATTAATTCTAATTTTAGCTGTAGATTCTACATTGATAGATTTAAACTCTATCAAATTCTAAAATATAAATATAATTTACATGCGTCCTATGACCCATGTTCATATCCGGGTATTCAATGTAAATTTAGCTACAATGAGAAAAGTAAAATTCATGACGGCATTATGAAAAATGAAAATGATTATGATAGTAAATGGATCAAAATATCATTTATGATATTTAGAACTGGAAGTGTTTTAATAGTTGGCAATGGTAATAAATATATTTTAACCATAATATATAAATTTTTAAAAAATGTTTTACAAGCAGAATACAAAAACATTTGTATTGAAAACAATGAACAAAAAAAAGTAAAAGCTAAGAAAAAGGTTAGAAAAAGAACAGTTTTATTTGACGTTAAATAACCAATTAGTGAATTTAGCAGCAGTAAAATTATTTAATTTATCATTACATTCTAGAGAATACATCTTATTTTTTATATCATATTCAGTAATTATCTTTCCTTTCAGAATTTTTTTAAAAAACATATTTGAAAGATTAAGGTAGCTACATTCGTCAGTAATATTTTTAATACTTAATATATTTTTATAATACGTATAAAGCTTACACACATTTATTTTTTCCGATATAGATATATCTGTATTTAAATATTTCATTAATATTTTTTCTCCCATTTTTTGAATATACATAATATAACTTAATCTTGTATCACTATTTTGTAAATTATCATTGTCTAAAATATATAATAAAATATCGTTATACATTTGTATGCTGTTGTTTACAAAATCAAAAAGAACAATTTCTTCATCTGTTAAACTAAAGGTTTTTCTATACTCATTATTTAATTCAAAAATGGTTTTTTTATATATAAACAACATAGCATCCTTAGAATTTAGCTGCAAATACGAGTGATTAATATCACCAATTTGTCCAATAAACTCTACATAATACATGTAGGCTTTCCTACAATGATGTGTAGTTAATTCCAAATTTTTTGTATATAAGAATAATGTGCTAAATATATGTTTTATACTAGAAATACCTCTTTTTATAACAAATAAATAATAGTTATAATTAGGTATTACAATATTATCACAAGCATGTAAAAGGTATTCATTGATAATAGATATATATTTCTCGACAATTATATTTTTACAAACTTCTACATTTTTATTATAGTTTTCAACATTAAATAAACTATTTTCCATTTAATTAATCATTGTATTATTTTTTTGATAAAATAACTATTTAAAGATTTAAAAGGAATTTTACCTATAATGTCTGAACAATCAGAAACTACTAATTCTACCAACTATAGACTTCCGGGCGGAACTACATTACAACACTGTGCTAAATTAGGTATTGTTGAAGATAAACCTATTATGTTTGATTATTGGACCTCATCGTGTGATAAACAGGTATTAATAGGTGTTCGCGATAGTGGAGAAAAGTTGTTAGTAAAAAGTGAAGAAGAGTACACTAGTCCTGTCTCTAAAATTTACAAAGTTGATAATGAATATATTATTATTACCGAAAACTCTATTTACATTGTATCAGCCGATATTCCTACTAAACGTATTTCAGGTTCTTAAATTAATTATCTTAAATCATATTCTTAAATTAATTGTCTAAAAATGATATTTTAGATAATTAACACAAACTTATTGAATTTTTATTATTGAATTTTTATTATAAAATTATTATTTTATAGTATCGTTTTTAATTTTTCTACTTGTTCTTTTGTTAATTTATCAGGAAATTTTACCTGAAAATCAATAATTAACATACCTTTCCTAGAATCTCTATTCATTCCTAACTCGGGTATTTTTTTTATATAATTAGGATAAATAACGTTACCATTGTCATTGTTAATAGTGTATGTTTTTCCATTCAAATGTTTTATATCAAACTTAAACCCTGTTAAAGACTCTTTTAAAGAAATGTCTTGTTTATATAAAATATCTAAACCATCTCTAACAAACGTTGTATTATTTTCTACATTAACAAAAAGTTTAACATCTCCTTTTATGGTTTCATTAATTATATCTCCCTTATCTTTCAATATTATTAATTCGCCATGATCTATACCGGGTTTTATAGGCACATATATTTTTTCTTGTTCTGTTTTTCTTTCATTATTTATTGTAATAGACCTAGAAATAGTAATAGGTAAAGTTATTCCATTGTATGCATTTTCTAAAGAAATTTTAATGGATTTAACTATTGGTTGAGGTTTTCTTACTCTATTCATATTCATAGGACGACCATTTCTAAATATTTGAACATTAGGCATTCCTGGCATTCCATTCATACCTGACATTCCATTTATTCCTGACATTCCATTTATTCCTGACATACCCCCAAAAAACATCTTTAGTATAGGATCCATATTAGGGTCATTCATATTACCCATTCCGGGTATTCCTCCCATAAATGGATTGTTTTTTTGCATATTGTATTGTTGTCTTTTTCTTTTATCTCCTAAAGTAGAATAAGCTTCATTTATTTTTTTAAATTCTTCTGCCTCCCCTCCTCTATCTGGATGATGACGTAATGAAAGTTTTCTATATGCCTTTTTTATTTCATGTTCGTCGGCATTCTCGGCAACGCCTAAAACTTTATAATAATCCATTTATGTAAATATATAAATAAAAACTTAAATAGTTTCTTACTTAAATATTTATCTAAATGAACACCCCATTTTTAAAAAAATATAAACCACAATTTTATAAAGATTTTACTATCGATAAAGAGTATATCGAACTTTTAAATACTTTAAAGAAAATGGATAATCTTAATATTTTATTAATAGGCAATTCTGGTAATGGTAAAACTTCATTAATTCATGCGACAATAAGAGAGTATTACAATTTGGAAAAAATTCCTAAAAATAACATCATGTGTATTAATAATTTAAAAGAACAGGGGATTCAATACTACAGAACAGAAGTAAAAACCTTTTGTCAGACACCTTCTGTTATTCATGGAAAGAAAAAGTTTGTCATATTAGATGATATTGATTTAATAAATGACCAAAGCCAACAAGTATTTAGAAATTGTATTGATAAATACAGTCATAAGGTTCATTTCTTAGCATCATGTTCTAATACACAAAAAGTAATTGACAGCATACAGTCTAGATGTATTATAATTAAAATTAAACCTATTCATAGAGATTTTCTTAGAGTTATTTTTAACAAAATAAAAAAAGCGGAAAAATTAGAAATTGATAAGAAAGGAGAAAATTTCATTTTAAATATTTGTAACAATTCTATACGTTTATTAATTAATTATATGGAAAAATTTAAACTATTAAACATTCCTATCACAGAAAAAAAAGTTAAAGAAATATGTACAAATATAAGCTTTTATGAATTTGAACAATTTACAAAAGAATGGTACAAAAAAAAGAGACTAGACAACTCTATAAAAATTATTTTTTCTATATATAAAAAGGGTTATTCAGTAATGGATATTTTAGATTCTTATTTTACATTTATTAAGATTACCTCATCTCTTCCAGAAGAAATAAAATATAAAATAATAAAATTAATATTAAAATATATTGCGATTTTCCATACATTACATGAAAGTGAAATTGAATTAGCACTTTTTACAAATCAACTGTTTAAGCTATTGTAGATATAGTTTGTATCTTTTAGTTAATATAGGTTTTATTAAAGTATTATAAATCTTTATCTTGATTTATAATAGTTTATTTAGTTATATATATGAGTCAAATATTCCAAAATTCATATCCAAAAAAAGATTTTTTTGAGTATTTAAAAAAATATTGTGATAATAATAATAATCGTTATACGTTTTCTAAGGAAGCTTTTAAACGTATTAAATTAGATGAAACACTAGGTTTTTTTTGTGAAAATTTGAAAAATTATTATTTTCCTTCCAAACATTATTATTTAGAAAGAGATATGATTTATAAACATTTTGTAACAATTATTAGACAAATATGTAAATATCACCATATACCATTTACATCCGATATAAAATACTCCAAATCTAAATACGACATCAGTTATTTTATTTACCATGACTCAAAAGTATAAGTTTAGATATTTGTGTGTTTGATTCTAATACTTGTTTATGACTAGCCCTCAAAAACCATCCAAATTTACTTCTTTTTAGTAACTCTTCTTCTGATAGACAGATACAATATAAAGAACAGGTACATAACTCCAACGGACTATCACTTAGTAAATGGTCTAATAAAACAACATTATCTTGCTTATTTTTACTCCCCAAAGCCTTTCCACATATTAAAGAACATTTTCCTTCAGTTACTAATTTATAAATATGTTTATCTGTAAGTCCTACAAATTTAGGACGATCTGTATTATCTTTAGACACAATTATTTCTAAACTTTCTAATAATTCTTTCATAGAATCATTATTTTTTTCACATCCCATAAATTTATGACTAGGAAAAAATCTCGTATGCGTGTTCGTAACACTTTTATTTACAAATTCTCCTACAAACATACCTTTTTCTATTATTTTGGAATCATATAATGGTTTTAAATCTTTTAAAACAACAGTAGTGTTGGGTATAAGCATACCCCCGTATTCATATAAAATATTTGCTAAAGCTAAACCTCTTACATGTTCTTTTACCGGATCAGCTAATCCATGTAAATCTATAGACCAACCGTTTAATAATTTAGCAAAAGAATCATCATCAATCAAACATACGTTAAAACTATCTTTACAATGTTTTACAATTGATTCTATGCATAAATCAACATAAGGTTGATTTAAATATTTAGTATTTCTAGAGTAAAAACTAGACCAATTTCTACTATTTATATCATACTTAGTATGCAACCAAAGTATAGGTTTTCCCGTTAAAGATTCACCTTCATTTAATAAATATTTTCTTACTAAATTGTGCTTATCGAGTTCTTCGTCAGGGAAAAACTTTTTAACATATCTATCGTATAAAATTCCTATGGTTGTTAGTATGATAAATATTGTAATATATCTGACAACGTTCATTATATATATTATAAAATAAATTAATTGCCCAATTGTTTTAAATTAGCCCACCATTTTTTATTTGACTGAGCTATTTCTTCATCTCTCTTAATTAGTCTAAATGCCCTTTCTGTATTAATTTTGTCATTTTGCATATTACGGTTTTTTAACATCTTTTTTGATTGATCTAAAGAAACCATATCAGGACGATTTTGTTCTCTATATCTAACATAACTTTCTACATTTTCAAATCTAGGTTTAGATAAATAATCTTCTTTAGTAACTGGTATTACTGTTTCTGTATGAGCTTGTTTTAAATCCTGAAAAGGTAAATTGCTAAACATGTCTGATGTATATTGTTCCGGTTTTTCTCGTGTTAAATTGTATCCTCCTGTAGAACGAACGTCTCTTACTTCTTTATGTAATACAAGTGATCTGCTTTGTTGCTTCTTTCTGTAAAATGCCTCTTCCATGTCTCTTTTATTTTTTACCACCTCATCATTCATATCATTATTAGATTTAAACCATGAACCGTAGCCAGTATCTAGATCTTCGTCTTTTACTTTAACTTTATCAAACATTTCGTTAAACCACTTGTTAAATTCTTTTGGATTTTTCCCATCTAATTTTTTTAATAGTTGTTTATTTTCGTTATCTACTTCTACACTATATTTTTGATTTTTAGCACATTGTTCTTTTTTAAATCTATACTCATAAATAGCTTCCAACATCTTATAAGCTTTCATAAAAAATAAAAAAAAGTCTTTCGATAATCCACTTTTATCTGGATGGGTTTTTAGAGCTATTATTTTAGCCTTTTTCATACTTTCTTTATCAAATTTATAATTTAAATGAAATAAATCTAAAATATCTTCTAAATCATAATTATCAATATCCAAATCAAAATCGTCCATTATATAAATTAATTGCGTTATTTTTAATTTATATATTCTGACTAATATATAAATATGTCATTTCCAGCTTATTTTCCACCTAGTAAATCTAAATTAAAAAGTCTTCCATCAACAACAAAAGAAATTGTATTTGATACTTCTAATTGGCCCAGTGAAAGAACAAAAATGGCGAATCAGTCGAAAGACCCTCATAGTCCAGATTTTAATTGGTTTTTCTGGTGCGGTTTACCTAATAAAGAAGATATAACGTCTTTTATAGAAAAATATAATAGAGATGTAGCAGCCGTGCCTTATTTCTATGGCGACGGAGCAAATCCAGATAAAATAATTGATGAAAATGAAAAAGATCTACTTAAAAATGTTATTTTAAAAAAAAGTATACAACAAATAAATCTAGATATTCCTAGATCAGGAACAACAGATAAAGCAGAAGAAGATATGCTAAGAAACATTCTTTTTACTTTGTATATTAATAAGTATCATAGAAATTTATGGTATATACAGGGTGAAAATTTTTTGGTTATTAAAGTAATTAGACTCGCTAAAACATTAAACCCTACCTATACTGAACCCCTGGCATATCTTTTGTATCATACACTTTTATTTAAGTGTGATATAAAAAAATTATTTTTCCCCTGTTTAACAGTTGATATAGGTAATGGAATTGTAGAATTTTATTCAAAAAATGTAATACAACCTGGTCAATTTTTAGCATTCTTTTTCATCGTTATGTTGATAAAAATGAATCCTAATTTATGGGACCCAATAAAAAATAAGTCAGACGCATATAAAAATGATTTTTTCTCAGCATTATGCGAGGGTGCGTTAATATCGTATTCTGCCGGTACAACTCCTATGGGAGGAACACTCTTAAATGACTTTAAAAAGATAGTAGGACATACTATAGTTGAAAAAAATATTGTAATATATTTATCTTATATGCTAAGTTATTGGAAGACTAATCTTAATGTAGATGATAGTTGGAGAAGATTCACAACCAATATAGGGGCTATATCAAATGACGGAAGACAACAAGGAGGAGAATTTTTAGGCATGGGGTTAATAGATCGAAATATTTATTCAACCCCTTTATCAACCGTTGATTTTGATAAAATACTTAAGTTTTTAATGAAGAAAGGTAAAATGACTCAGATAGTTAAAATGGCGAAAAAAAATTATTCTCTTGTTCCTATAGGAAATAGAGGAAATACTGAAGCGCAATTCAAAAAACCTATAAGTTTCTTAAAAAAACCTTTACGTGGTGGGAAAAGAACCAGACGACGTTATACCAATTCCAATAATTATACCATAAAAAAAAGATAATACTGTTCTAATATTTGTATTAAAAATAAATATATTTGATTACATATTTAGTTTTCAGTGTATTTATGAAGAGTTACTTTAAAAAATTCTAATATTTCATTATCTACCGCACCAATTACACTATGACATATTCCACTATTAACAAAACTACATAATGTGGGAAAAGCTTTTACTTTTAAAAAATTAACAAGGTCTCTCCCATTATCAGCATCTACAATAACCATATCAAAAATGTGATTACACTGTTCGAAATATTTTTCTACTATCGGTTTCGCTACTTTACAAGGACCACACCATGTAGCGGTAAATTTTACAATTAAGTTTGGGTGTGTTTTTAAATATTCCTTGAAAGCAGATCTAGTTTGAATAACCATAACATTACCGGGCATTTATATATATTTTAATATATTTTTTAAATCAAAATATACTAAATACTAACGTTAAATAATGTTGAAAATAAAAATTAAAAAAACATAATTATAGAAAATTGAAATAAATTTAAAAAATAATGAAAAGGCATACCCTACACAAACCTTGACTTTTAAAGAAATCAATACTCCTAACTAACATAGAATTATGACTCTTTCATCCTATCAA